GTAAGTGTTGGGGTATTTTGTGCCGCTATCATTGAAATCTTTCCTCTAAAGTCTAGAGGCATTTCAACATTTAGTTCCTGTCCCCCGTAAATTGGTATTCCATTAGCTGAAGTTGCTGTTTGGTCAAAGGCTATATAAATAATATCAGCTGCTGTTCCAGATTGATTTTTAAATTGGAAACCTTTAATTCTTGTTAATGAAGGTTTCTTTATAGAAGTTGATGCATTTGCAGCACCTGTCCATTCATATAAAGGTCCTTCACCACCAGTCTGGTTTCCATCAAGATAAGTAGAAACTGCTGTAGTATCTTCTCTAACCTCAAACATAATTTTGTCTGCATAGAAGTTGATATTATGTTGGGCAGTTGTTAGTAGGTATAATCTGTATTTAGCTGGGTCAGTGCTTCCCGGAACTCTGTATGTTGCTGTCAGTCTTCTCCATGAAGTTGCTAAATTATCGGTACCCGATGTGCCATGAATTGTTGTCCCGGCAGCATCTCTTAAGGTTAGTGTAACTGCTCCAGATGCAGAAGCTCCTCGATGTTCCAATTGAACTGATATGAATTGGTCATGAACACTAAAAGGAATGGTCGGAGACTCCCAATAAAACCCCTCTCCTAGTGCAGAGTTAGCTGGGTTTACTAGTAGTGACGCAGCTCCTTCAGATTGTTGTGCTGTACTTCTAGATACTGCAGAACCAGTTGCTGTATACATTGTTACATCTGACCCCTCTACTCCCGGGTTTGTTACCCAGTTTGCTGCTTTCTCTCCACCATTAGCTACTATTGAATATACATCTTCAGCAGTGGTGCTTGCAGCATTTGAGATTGCTACGTATCTATTAGCCGGGTGAACAGATTGTCTTGTGGAACTATCTATGTCCCACGCTCTGTAATCTGTATGTCTTTCGTTTGCCATTTATATATTCTCCTATTTATTAAAAGTTACGATAGCTAAAAAGCTACCCATTACGGCAGTTGTGTGTACTACTAGTATCCCTAGGGCTGCTAGTATACTTTTTGCTCCGTACATTTTGCTACGCCATTGAGAGATATCATCGACTTTGGTTTCAACCTTTTCTAAGTTTTTAGATAGGTTTTCATTGAGGGCGTTTTGACTGGAAATATAAGAATCTAATCGTTCCATATAAACTGCTAAATTCACTTGTGTGTCCTTGTCGGCCACTTGTCAGTCCTCACAAAATATACTAGTTTTTATAAATAAGCAGGGGGACCGAAGTCCCCCCGCAAGTATTGAACTAAACTTAAGAGTTTAGGTCAGCAATTTTTGCTTGTGTCCAAATGTTCTTACATCGCATCTCACCCATAGTGTAGAGTAATCCTCTAACAACTAGTGCGTTTGCTGCAAAGTAATCTCTGTTCTCTACATATTGCGTTGGTTGTGCAATCGCAATTTCTAGATAGTCAGTATCCAAAACGTAAACGTTTGAACCTAGAACTGCATCAGCGGATGATACAGATTTAGCAACGTCAGCATCTGGGATAATTGGGATACCTTGGTATGTAGCAAGTACTAGTCCAGTTCTTGTACCCGGGAAAGTTCTTTCAGAACCTACACCAACTTGGTACTCTTCCTGTCCTAAGTATCTTTGGTTTGAGTTAAGCAATCTTTCTAAGTTGAAGTATTGGTCGTGTCCCAAAAGGATTAGTTTTGGTTCTCCACCATTCTCTCTTATTTTTTGGATTGCAGTGTCTAATAAGTTTAGACTTAGTGCTCTTCCTGTTCCTGAGTTATAAGAAACAGAAGCACCAGCATTCCATGCACCAGCTGTTCTACCACCTAGTGTCAAATCATATGCTCTTACTCTTGATGATTGTCCACCAACAGCAGCTGCATCTTCAGCAACAATGTCATCAATAGATGTCATACCTGCTCTTGAATGAATGAAAGCTACGTCAGAGTCAGCGTATGTAGTACCAGTAGCAACAGTAACAACACCTGTAGATGTGTTTACTGCGGAAACAACTGAACCTGAAGTTCTGTCGAATCCTGTTGCTGAGTTGTCATACTGTCCAACTGCGTCACCAATTTTGAAGTTCTTAGCAATTGCTGCTGGAACTGTGAATGAAGTTGTTGAACCGGCTGAAGCTAAGTAAGCTGAACCTGCATTCAATTCTTCGTTTATTTCTTTTATGTGGTCTAACTGAGCATTTTCATTTTCCAATGCTAGAACATCACCAACACCACCTTCTAGCTGTGCAGTGAACACTGATTTCACTGAAGCACCGAATGTAGTTGAAACAATTCTAGGTAAACTAGATACTGATTCAATGTTGGAGATATCTACCGTTGGGATAGAACCTGTTTCAGTCACTGGTCTTGAACGGCCAGAACCTCTATCAGTTCTTACCCTCCAACCAGCAGTATTTCCCCAGACCACTCTAGGGATAGCGTTGAAGAATCTAGTTTGGTTGTTTAGTGCTTGCCAAACTTTTCTTCCGTATGTAGTGTTGAATACACCTGTTGCAGAGTCAACTGTAAAGTAGGATTGTTTCTGTAAGTATTCAGGTCCGAATACAGACTGATACAGTCCTCGTTGAGACTGAGCAAGATATTCACTTAAACTTGGATTTGCCATGTTTTTAAATCTCCTGTAGTTTGTTTATTATTAACCTTCTAATAGTTCCCTAGGAACACCATCGGTGTTACCAGTTTCTATTTGATGTTGCATTCTTCTTAATTCTGAGTAAGAAAGTTCTGCAAGTTGAGCCGGGGTGTCTGTAGCAGCAGATTTTTGTATTGGGGAAATTCCATCAACACCTAATCCGTTAACTACTTTTGGAGCTTGTAGTCCAGTCTCTTCCCTGAATCCCATTTTTCTGAGTCTAGCTTCAGATTCATTTTGAACTGCCTTTGAAATGTTAGCTTCTGTTTCTGCTATCTGTTTTCTCAAAGTGTCTAGTTCTTTCTTCATAGCTTTCATGTCGTCAGAATCATCGTCATCATCATCCATCCCCTTCTCTTCTACAGGTTCGTCGGCTGCTTCGTCGTCGTCCTTGTACATTCCCTTCTCTTCTTTGTCCTCATCTTCGTGAGCACCTTTTTCCATCTCTTTGTCTTTATCATCGCCGTGATATGCGGCTTGAATTGTGTTTTGCTGTTCCTCGATTTTTGCATCTATTCCTGCATCACTTTCGGAGTCGTCAGCACTTTGTGGTGTACCGCCAGTTGCGTCAGCTTTTCTTTCGTCACCAGAAGCATCTGAGCCAGCATAGCTGTCTCCTTCTGTAGCTTTAAGAACTGCTCTCACTTCTTCAGCGATAGACTTCACAAGTTCAGCTTTTGCAAGTGCTTCAGCTTTTTCAATCTCTTCTTCCTCTTTGTCAGCTTCTTCTTTAGCCAATCTTCCGTCCATTTTTTGTAGGACCTCGGCTACAGC